TAGGATACCATGATGTTTAAGGACTGAAATGTCTTCGTCTGAGAAGGAGTGATAAAGCTCGGTCTTGAGATTGTTATAGACCGCCGCGTCTAATAGCTCAGAACGAGCGAATGAATTGTTTTTTTTTGTTACTCGCATACAAGATTATTCCCCCTCTTCAGTCTCCACATTATCAAGCTCAGCCTCAAGATCGTCAAGCTCCGCATCATTTTGATCAAGGAGTGCCAGAGCCTCTTCTATCTGCTCGTCGGTCATCTGGGAAGGATCCATGTTTAGAAGATCATTATTCATGCCTTCCTGTACTATAGCTCCACCCATTCCTCCGCTAGCCATACCAAGAGCCTCGGGTGACTGATTAAGGTTGGAGTTGACGAGCATATCGGCCTTCGGATCGTTTGCGGGCTTCATGCCGATGATCTGTCGTATCTCGTTAGATGTCATGATCTCGTTTCGTGTGAACTTATCCGCGAACTCGGCCATACTTGACAGCGGAACGAGCCTGAACGGATTTGTGAAATATTTGATCGCCTGTCTCTGAGTCTTGGCGGTCTTAGTTAGGAAAGACCTCTCCATCGCAGAACACAGAGCGGCAACTATAGGCTCGATCGTTCGGTTATTGTAATTCAACATGACTCGCTCATCAGCAGTACCGTTTAGTATCTCTGGCGTGATGCCGAGCTGACCGTAAAGAGTGTTCGTCAGATACTCGATCTGAGCCATAAGATTATTCTCAAGTGGTCTGTTGATCTGAGTGATCTTCTCCGTACCATCGGTATAAGCTATACCGTATTTTGATTCTACTAGCTGACTCTCGATCTCTTTCCTTCTCTTTTCAGCCTGCTGCTTACGAAGATCTGACTTGATTATGTAAGGAAGCTGGATGATCATCTGGAGCTTTCCAAGATTCTCATCATCCACCTGATCGAGCATAGAAAGCTTTCGTATCAGTCTCTGCAAAGTCGAGTTAGAAGCATTCATTACCTCATAGAACGGATTTTGAACGATCGCCGCTATAGACTTTGATACAGTAACATCTTCCTTCTGACCCGTCTTTTCATTATAAAGTTCGACCTTTACCTTGCTCGGATACCATGCAACTATCTTGCCGCATCTTAACGTCTGGATGTCATAAGCACCGGTATCATAAGGATCAAGAGTGGTGTCGACCGGAACGATAGCTACAACACCCTCGTCGAGCATTGAAAATATAGTATCTTGTATAAAAGCTCGTCCAGTCTGATCTATGTTTGCTTCTTTTGTTATACACGTATTGAGACCGCTGTTGACGTCTGAGATATATCGCCCTTGATCATCCAGTTTGACATGCTTTATGTCAACATTGGATGCATCAATGGCGATCCTTGTATATATAGCAGAAATTATCGTACGTTCTGCTCTGTATCTCATACGCGGTCTGTCAGGGCGATACGAAAAGCTCGGTTCATTAAGCACGATCGTCCTGTCATCCTTACCGACAAAAGCATTCCAAGCGTGCTTTAATCTACTCGATAAGCTCTCCGCCATTTTGATCACCCTCTTTTATACATTCTTTAACGAAAAAACATTTACCAATCCGAATAAAACAACGCTATCTGATCAGCATATTGATGTTGTGCATTTCTAATATATTCTTCCAAATCGTGGTCAAGTTTATTATATTTTTCATTAAGTTCATCTATACCGTATTTACGCATAAGATCTGAACCACCATATTTATCCCAAATTTTCTGTTCTTCATCATGTGAAACTATTTTATAAAAATCGTCTCCGTATTTTTTCTTTAATTCATTATCTACCTTTTTTCTTATGTCGTTAAATTCTTTAGACTGTGTCATTCTTAAATTTTGATAATATATCTGCTCGTTTATTTTTCTCATTTCATTTTTATATTGTTCTATATCATAATCTTGCAATTGTTTCCAATTTCTCCTCTTATATTCACCTTTTTCATTCTTATAATACCTTCTTTTACCCTCGTCGGTAAGAGTACCATCTTCATTTTGATACCGACGTACACCCCACTTCATTCCTAGGATACCATGGTGTTTAAGGACTGAAATATCTTCGTCTGAGAAGGAGTGATAAAGCTCGGTCTTGAGATTGTTATAGACCGCTGCGTCTACTAACTCGGAGCGAGGATAGTTTGTCTTATCGTACTTAATGCATGTGATGTTACCCACCCCCCATAAATATATTATTCAAACGCCTCAACATTTATCTTATAAGCTATATACCCGTCCATCATGGCGGCAACACAGTCGATCTTCTCTTCTCTACGTTTCTTATATAGCTTTCTGTTGCCATTCGTGTCTTCTATTGCTATGCAGTTACCCATCGTAAACTCCATGATCCTCTGGTCAAATATAAGCATCCTCTCAGAAGCGAGTTTCTTGAGTTCACCAAGAGGTACGCTTTCTGTCTTAGCGCCTTGGATGACCTTAGTAACACCAAAAGGACCATTCTCGGTAGCCCATCGCTCAACGAACTCCTTAGAGTTGTACGGATCGAATCCAAACGCTCGCACGTCGTATTCATTTTGAATGAGCCATTCGTCCAGATCGTCGTAAACAGCCATCGTGTCAAGCACAGCGCCGTCCATTACTCTGAGCGATCCTTCATCTATGAATTGATCATACTTTAATCTCAGAGCCTCGTGTAATTTTCTGTAACTAAGCTCTGTAACATAGTTTCTGGACTTGACGCCAAAGCTGCCATTGCCGAGTGGGAATACACACGTGAATGCACAGAAGTCGTCTCCCTGAGATAAGTCCGCTCCAAGAGCACATGGCATGTTCCAAAAGTCTCTCGGTCTGTGTCGCTGTATCTCCGCATAGGTAAAAAAATAAGTATACCCTTCAGTGGGTATACCAAATCTTTTAGCAAGTATGTCATTCTTAGCAGACGGCACGTTCTCTGCACGCTCAACGTCTTTCTGCAGCGTATCATAGCTCACGGTAATACCGAGATTCGGATTAGCCTTGATCCACATCTCCGGTTTGCCGACCTCGTCTATGCTGTCGAGTTTGTACCACCAAATATCGACATCATCGGCTTTGTACTCTCCTCTTAGTATCTGCGAAAGCTCTATTTTGATCGAGTCGCCTATACCGTTACGGACAGTACCCTCACTTGACACAGCAAGGATCCACCAGTCATCATTCTTGGCAGCGCCCTGAGCAAGAGCATCCATCGGATTATCTCTTATCGGACAGCTCAGCCACTCGTCCATACTGTTGTATTTTGAACGGTAACCCTGAAGCTTCTCTATACTCATCGGTAATGATTCGAGCAGAGAGTTCGTCATGAACATCTCGATACCCTTCTTAGTAGAAGCCAACTTCTTCCTAAGAGCCGCATTACCTGTCGTATTTTGAAGAGATCCTTCTGTCAAGAACTTGAGCAAAGGACCGGGAGCTCTTTGTATAGCTGTCCTTATCGGCCCAAGGACTTCGTCGGATTGCTTGACTGTAGGAGCACATGTTATCTGATGTGTCGTGTGTCCGTCTACTATCAGACCGTATGCCTGTAACCAAGACTCGTACTCTGTCTTAGCGTTACTTCTTGCAACGATCAGATATTGCTTCTTGATAAGCCTTCGAAGGATTTTCTTATACACATAATGTCCGCCAACTCTGGAACCGTTCGGAGGTGGAACATATGACTTAACATCATCGTAATAAAACCAACACAGAAGCTGTTCTGCCCATAACTTGAAGCAATCCGTAACAGTAACAGGACTGCCATCTGTAAGCGTCATCTCACGTTCGCAAAACTTGATCCACGCTTCAATAGGACGAGGATCGTAATAATATTCCGGATTTTGTATACGCTGATCGATACGCTTCATCTGCAGTGATACTTCGTGATTTATCGGTATAAGTCCTCGTAATACAGCGTCACGAAAAGCACCGTAATACTTAGGGACTGCTGTATTAGAAAGCATTTTGAGTTAGTCCTTTAAATAAATTGTTAATCTGGAGATATGTAGTAATTCCAATGATCATCTATCCACGCGAGCCACATCTCAGGAGAAGCTATATTAATATCATCAATTAACTCGTCAAAAGTATTTGTGGCGATAGTTTCATGTTCCCATTTTGTTGTATTAGGCTCTTCTTTTAATTCATAAAATCTACCAGGATAAGATTGTTTACCATACACTTTCTTAGTATCAACACCATGATTTTCAAGATTATCTATAACTTCTTTTTGCATATCTTCATATATCGATAACATTTTAGGCCTATACTTATCTTCTATATAGTGCCACGTCTTTCTACGATTATCACGACTATCATCTTCGTTTAATCTAGAATTGTATTCATCAACCATATTATTTAGCATGTTCTCAAGATCTTTATGAGATTTGGAGGATTTGAAACTATATGTTTCCCAACATATATTTCTTATAAGACCGTTCGCGTATTCACGTTCTTCATCGTCTTTGTATTCATTAAGCGGTTTATCTTTAAATTCGTTTTTAATTTCTGATTTACGTTTTTCCCACTGTTGTAATTCATCATAATACTTCATTCCGGCTTTACTTCTTTTAACATACTTTGTTTTACCTTTATCATCAACATACTCGTGATATCTCCTCTTTCCCTCTTCAGTAAGCGTACCGTCCTCGTTTTGATACCGACGTACGCCCCACTTCATTCCTAGGATACCATGATGTTTAAGGACTGAAATATCTTCGTCTGAGAAGGAGTGATAAAGCTCGGTCTTTAGATTATTATAGACTGCTGCGTCTACCAACTCAGAACGAGCGAATGAATTGTTTTCTTTTCTACGCATACGTATCACTCATCCTTGCTGATGCTCTCTGTCGTATTCCTCGAGTTCTTTCTTAGTTCTCTTGACGTAACGGTTCTTTTCCTTATTTTTATCATAATGGGCGTCATAACTAACACCGCCGAGCTTATAACCTCCGATGCCTCCAAGAATTCCACCAACTATAGCTCCTCCGCTCATAACAATCGGATTTCCGATTAAAGCACCGGGAACCATACCTGCATAAGCACCGGTCGTAAGACCGGACCATGAGCCAAGCGATTGTCGTCCCTTTTTACCAGCCTGTTTAAGCTCCTCTTCTTGTTTAACTACATCATCATCTGTTGCTTTTTTTCCTAGATAATGTGTTGCCAAACCGATTGCAGACCCTCCTATAGGACCTAAATTAAAGACACCACTTAGGGTATTCATATATGTATTGGTATTTCTTATTCTCTCGGCTTCGCTAGTCTCTCTATATCTTCTCTGTCCCTCAGGCGTCAAAGAGCCATCCTCGTTCTGGTAACGCCTAACGCCCCACTTCATTCCTAGGATACCATGGTGATAAAGCTCATCCTTATACTGAGCATATATAGCCAGATCTATAAGATCTCTTTGTGTAAGTTCCATTTAGGTTACCCCCGTATTATTTGTATCCGAGACTGCTAAGAGATTTATTATAAGAAGAAATAATAGTCGCTAGTGATTGTCTGTTCTTCCAAGCCTGTATCTTCTCATCTTGCGTCATAGTATCCCTTATTGGGTATACAGATTCAAACCAATCGGTTATAGCCTTATTGGACGCTGCATCAAATCTCTTGGTCTGCGCCTTCTCCTTCATATCGAGAAGACTGCTTACAACAGCTACGGCACTTCCGGTTATAGCAAGGGCCGGTCCACCGTATTTGAGAATACCTTCTACTAACTTCTTACCGCTTGACTTCTCTACAGGATGAATATCATTCATTACCTTATTGTATTCTTGCTCAAGTTTAACACGATTTAGGAATGATTTGATCTCATCGTCGGACATTTCACGAAGGTCCCTGCTATAATCTCTTTTAGGCGCACTAGTATCGACCATCTTGCCAACATTATCAAGTATCTTATTAGTAGACGAAATGCTATCGCCTGTTTGTGTAGAAAGATCATGCAGAGCTTTATAGTCCCATTCCCAAGGATATGTCTTGTTCGGATCATTAGGATCGGTGTAAGCAGAATATGTAAATGGATCATCATGCTGATGAGGTCTTGCTCCACTACCCCAAGGATAACGACCAGACTTGAACTTGACACCAGCATGTATGAGAACGTCTGACTCATCATTCTCGTCGGAATGCTTAGCAGAATAAATCAAATATCCGATAGCAGCAACACCGACAGCCGCAGCCGTTCCTGTTGCCACGAGTCCACCAGTACGCATCATCTCTTTGAGTTTCTGCTTACCGCGTTCCTTCTCTATTTTGAGATCATACTTACCTAAGATCTTCTTCTGCTTGGTCTTCTGC